TCATTGAATTTTCTCCCGCACTTCCTTCAGCAGGCTCTCGATGATGCCGAGCGCCTCGCCGGGCCATTTGGCCTGCAGGGTCGGTTCCGGGCCGAGCTCGATCGGGTTGGTGGCAAAACCCTGCTTCATCGGGATGACCGTGTTGAACATGGTGAATTCGGTTTCCTTGGCGCTGGCGGCCTCGCGCATGGCGTTCAGGACGACCTGCTGGTGCGGCGTGCCGTCATAGCGGGTGGCCAGCACACAGGGCAGGTTCTCGATGTCACGGCCGCGCAGATTGCGCATGATGTCGCCGGTGAACAGGTCGAGGCCGAGCGTGGACATGAAGTCCGGAATGGTGGGTACAATGATCAGGTGGCTGGCGGCCAGAACGGTTTCGGTCATCACCGAGATGCCGGGCGGGCAGTCGCACAGGATGATGTCGTAATCGGCCTTCAGCTTTTCGAAATCATCGCGCATGCGGCGGCCGACCTGGCCCTGCAGCGCCTCCATGGAATAGCCCTTGGCGGTCAGTTCGTAGATCAGCTCGCGCTCGGTCTTGCGCAGGCGCGGCGAGGAGGGGATCAGATCCAGCTCCAGCGGCTTGCCATTATAGGTGACATCGGAGGCATCGGTGACGATGAATTCCGACAGGCGCTTGTGCTCGCCGGCGAAGAAATTCTCCAGCAGCCAGTCGGAAATGGTCACATAGTCATTGATCGCCTGGAACAGGTGTTCATCGCCTTCATGGCCATAGACGAGCAGCGAGGCATTGGCCTGGGTGTCGAGGTCGACGACGAGCGTGCGGAATCCATTCGCGGCGAAAGCTTCAGCAAGGCTGACACAAGTGGTGGTCTTGCCGACCCCGCCCTTGGAGTTGGCGATGGAAATGACTCGTGCCGACATTCTGTTAGCTCCTTTGCCCCTGACCGAATGGCGAAAAAGCAGATTTGGGCCCTTATGGCTATGGGCGGAGCGCAAGAAAATACAGGGAAAATACCGGGTTAATCCTCAACTTTTCGAGATTAGCGGGCTGATTTTCCGGGGTTTTTCCAAACTGAATCCGAAGGGGGCTGGCGGCATTTAATTTCAGGGCATCGCAGGAAACGGAGCCCCGCCCCCCATGAACCCGATCTGGCCTTTCAGCCGCCGCCCGCGCGAGGCGAAATCCGCGCTGCCTCTGGTAGCGGTCACCGAAATCGGCGCAGCCCGATGGGGCAGCCGGGAGGGCGCGGCCCTGACGCGGGACGGATACCTGGCCAATGCGGTTGCCTATCGGGCCGTGCGCATGGTGGCCGAGGCTGCCGCCTCGGTGCCGCTGGTCAGCGCGCAGGCAGGCGCGGCGCAGCTGATCCGGCGGCCCCAGCCGGGCAGCGTGGCAGCGGATCTGTTCGAGGCGGCCTATTCGCAGCTGCAGCTGACCGGGAATGCCTTCCTGGAGGGGGTGCGGCTGGACGGGGCGGCGCGCGGCGTGTCGGCGCTGTATGTGCTGAACCCCGCCAGCCTGCGGCCGGTGTGCGATGCGCGCGGCTGGGTCGAGGCCTGGGCCGTGCGCGAGCGTCAGGGCGAGCGGCTGATAAGGCGCGATGCCGAGACGGGCTGGAGCCCGGTGCTTCACCTGAAAACCTTCAACCCGGTAAGTGATTTGATGGGGCTGCCGCCGCTTGGCGCAGCGCGGCGGGCGCTGGACCTGCACAATGCGAGCGCGGACTGGGCCAAGGCGCTGATCGACAATTCGGCCAAGCCGTCGGGCGCGCTGGTCTATGGCGGGCATGGCCGGATGCCGCCGGACCAGTTCGACGCGCTGAAGGCGGAACTGGAAGGCATGTATTCCGGCGCGGCGAATGCCGGGCGGCCCCTGTTGCTGGAGGGCGGACTGGACTGGCGGCCGATGTCGCTGTCGCCGGCGGAGATGGATTTTCTGGAGGCGCGGCACAGCGCGGCGCGGGAGATCGCGCTGGCGCTGGGCGTGCCGCCCATGCTGCTCGGCATTCCGGGGGACAATACGTATTCGAACTACAAGGAGGCCAATCTTGCCTTCTGGCGGATGACGGTGCTGCCGCTCGTGCAGAAGATGGCGGCGGCGCTGTCGGCCTGGCTGGATGTGCCGTTCGGGGCGGAGGTGGAGGTGCGCGCCGACCTTGACCGCATACCCGCCCTGTCGGCCGAGCGCGACGCGCTGTGGGCACGGCTGGAAGGGGCGAGCTTCGCGACCGTTGAGGAGAAGCGCAAACTGGCGGGGCTGCAGCCATGAAGTTCGACCGGAAAGTGACGATCGGATTCATCGCGGCGGTGCTGGTGCAGACGGGCGGCGCGCTGGTCTGGGCCGGGGCAGCGGCGGAGCGGATCTCGACGCTGGAAGATACCGTCCGGGAGCGGCGCAGCGTGGTCGAGCGACTGGCCCGGCTGGAAGAGGGCGTCGAGCGGATGGAAGCCCAACTGGAGCGCATCGAGCGGCGGCTGGAGGCGGGGGATGAGTAGGGGCGTGTTCAATGGGGCGAGTCCGGCGGACCCCCCTCTAACTCTCCCCTTTCAGGGGGGAGAACGGCCCTCAAGCAAGGCGGCCGTGGTCAGCGTTCCTCCCCCTGCAAGGGGGAGGACAGGTGGGGGTCCTGCGGACTCGCCAATCCTCATCGAAGGCTATGCCTCGCTGTTCGGGATTCCGGATGCGGGGGGCGATGTGGTGCGGGCGGGGGCGTTTGCGCGCAGCCTGCAGCGGAGCGTGCGCCTGCCGATGCTGTTGCAGCACCGGCCGGGCGCGATTGCGGGGCGCTGGGTACGGATGATCGAGGACGGGCGGGGCCTGTATGTGCGCGGCCTGGTCGAAGGCGTGGCCGCGCGGTCCATGGTGGCGCAGGGGCTGAGCGGGCTCTCCATCGGCTTCCGCCCGCGGATCTGGAATTTGCGTCCGCCGGACGGGCGCGAACTGGTCGAGGTGGACCTTGTGGAAGTCTCCCTCGTGACCAGCCCGATGCAGGCGCGGGCGCGCTTTGCCCTGCTGGGCATGGAGGGGAAAGCGGCGTGAGCAGACATGAGTATCAAACAGGAGACGACATGACCAAGGAAACCAAGATGGCCGGCGGCGAGGGGCCGGACGCGGCCGAGATGATGGCAGCGTTCGCAGCCTATACCGAGGCGAATGATGCGCGCCTTGCCGAGATCGAGGCGAAGGGTGCAAGCGATCCGCTGACGGAGGAGCGGCTGGCGCGCATCGACACGCGGATCGAGGCGCTGAGCCTGAAAATGGCACGGCCGGAAGCCGGAGACGGCAAGGCCGGCGAGGGCGACGCGCGCAGCGAGGCCTGGAGCCAGTATCTGCGCACCGGCGATGAGAGCGGGCTGGCGCGGCTGGACACCAAGGCGCTGAACACCGGCACGGATGCGCAGGGCGGCTATGTCGCGCCGCCGGAACTGGACCGGCTGATCGAGTCGCGCCTGCTGGCGGCGAGCCCGATGCGCCAGATCGCCACCGTGCGGCAAACCTCTGCCGGGACCTATCGCAAGCCGGTGGGGCTGGGCGCGGCAGCGAGCTGGATCGGCGAACAGGCGGCGCGGACGGAAACGGCGCATGCCGGCCTGTCGCTGCTGGAATTTCCGGCCGGCGAGCTCTATGCCATGCCGGCGGCAACCCAGACCCTGCTGGAGGATTCCTATGCCGACATCGATGCCTGGCTGGCCGATGAGGTGGAAGCCGCCTTTGCGGCGCAGGAATCGGCAGCCTTTGTCAGCGGCGATGGTGACGGCAAGCCGAAAGGCTTTCTCGATCATGAGATCGTCGCCGAGGCGAGCCATGAATGGGGCAAGATCGGCTCGGTTGCCGGGGACTTCACGGCCGATGACGCCGCCGACCAGATCATCGACCTGATCTACACGCCGAAGGCGCAGTTCCGCGCCAATGGCCGCTTTGTGATGAACCGCCGCACGGTCGCGGCGGTGCGCAAGCTGAAGGATGGCGACGGGCGCTATCTGTGGCAGCCCGGCAATGGCGGCGAGGCGGCGACCATCATGGGCTATCCGGTGACCGAAATCGAAGACATGCCGGACATCGGCACGGGCAATGCGGCCATCGCCTTCGGGGATTTCCGCCGCTTCTACCTGATCGCCGACCGCCAGGGCGCGCGCGTCCTGCGTGATCCGTACTCGGCCAAGCCGTTCGTCCTGTTCTACACGACCAAGCGTGTCGGCGGCGGCGTGCAGAATTTCGACGCCGCGAAAGTGATGGTGTTCTGATTTTTATCCTCCCCCGCTTGCGGGGGAGGTGCCCTTCGACCCGCGCGTTGCTTGTGGGTGCACACATCCGCTCATCCCGGCGAAGGCCGGGACCCCACCCGGCACGTCCGGTCTCAATCAGCTGGGCCCCGGCCTTCGCCGGGGTGAGCGGGTCTCTTTTTCTCAACCCAACCAAAGGAAATCCAACATGTTCGAATCCATTCTGACCACCCTCATCCGCCAGGCCGCGCTGCTGACCGGGCCGCAGCAGGAGGAATTCACGACCAAGATCGCCGAGGCGCTTTCGACCCTGATCAATTCGACCGAGACCGAGATCGACAATGAACTTGTCCGCAGCGTCGCCCTGCCCATCGGCGGCACGCTGATCGAGAAGCTGGAGGGGATGGTTTAGGGAAGGAAGTGCTTCACCGTTCTCCAAACTAGATGTGCAGCGTTTCCAAGCGCAGTGAACCAGACGAACCATTTCGGTGGACCATCTGGGAGTCTAGTTTGTATGGACATCGCAGCCTCCTTATCGCGGCAGAACTCGTAACAATCATTATGGTGTCTGGGGGTTGATCCCCACTCAACACTCATAAAAAATATAAGAAAAACAAGCGGATGAACAATCTGACGGTGATTTCACCGCCGGACGGGGAGGCTTTGTCTCTCGATACGGCGAAGGCCTATCTGCGCATCGGCCATGCGGGCGAGGATGATCTCGTCACCGGCCTGATCGCGTCGGCGCGAGCGCGGCTGGAGGCGGAGACGGGGCTGGCGCTGATCGGGCGCACGATGAAGCGGCGGTTCGACCGCTGGCCATCGGGCGTAACGCGGACCGGCATGCGGCTGGTGCCGGGGCCGGCTTCGGCGCTGGTCTCGATCGAGACGGTGGATGCCGAGGGGGCCGCGCAGCTCTACACGGCGCGGTTTGCGCTGAGCGGCGGGCGGCTGCGGCTGAAGCCCTTTGTGGCGCTGCCAGCCATTCCGCCCGGTGGGCGCGCGGATGTCACCTTCGTGACCGGATATGGCGTGGCGGAGGATGTGCCGGAGGATCTGGTGCAGGCGTTGAAGCGGCTGGTGCTGGCGGCCTATCGGCGCGAAGCGGGCGAGGCCCTGCCGGAGGAAGTGTCCGCCATCCTGGCCGCGCGGCGGGAGCGGCGGATATGAGCGCCGAGGCCGCCATCGAAAGTGCGCTGATGGATCTGCTGCGTGCGGATACGGGGGTGCAGGCCGTGTTCGGCCAGCCCGCGCGCGTGTTCGATTCCGAAAGCGAGGCGCCGCTGTTTCCCTATGCGCAGCTGGAGCGTCATGAAGTGACGCCCGCCGGTGCGGCGCTGGTGGACGGGCATGAGCATCGCCTGACGCTGGCCGTGTTCACTCGGGAGGACGGGCTGAAAGGCGCAAAGGCGGCGGTGGCGGCGCTGCGCGCGGCGGTGGAGGGCGCGACCTGGAGCGTGCCGGGCGTGCATGTCGTGATGGCACATGTCGTTTATGGCGATGTCATGCGCACGGCCGACAAGCGCGCCTTTCGCGGCATCATCCGGATTCGGATCATCTCAGAGGAGGCGGGCTGATGGCAGGCCAGAGGGGCAGGGACATCCTGCTGAAGATTGCAGATGGCGCAGGCGGCTTCACGACGCTGGCCGGGGTGCGGGCGAGCCGTATCCAATTGTCGGCGGGGATGGTGGACGGCACCAGCGCCGACAGCGCCGAAGCGTGGCGGGAGCTGATCGACGGGGCGGGCGTGAAGGCGGCCCGTGTGACCGGGCGGGGCGTGTTCAAGGATGCGGCCAGCGATGCGCGGATGCGGGCGGTGTTCTTCGCAGGCGAGGCACCGGACTGGCAGCTGATCCTGCCGGATTTCGGCATTCTCGAAGGTGCCTTTCAGATTACCGAGCTGAGCTGGAGCGGCGCGCATGATGGCGAGGCGGAATTCTCCGTGACGCTGGAGAGCGCAGGGCGGCTCGGTTTTGAGGTGCTGCCATGAATGCGGCGCGGGGCGAGACGGAATTGGTGATCGGCGGACAGACGCGGCGGCTCTGCCTGACGCTGGGCGCGCTGGCCGAGATCGAGACCGCGTTCGGGTGTGTGCGGATCAGTGAGCTGGAAGCGCGGATGCGGGCCCTGTCGGCGGCGGATCTGATGCTGGTTCTGGCGGCGCTGTTGCGCGGCGGTGGCGAGAACGAAATTGCCGGGCGGCTGGACGCGCAGCATGTGGCGCCGGGCGCGGCAGCGCGGGCCGTCGCCGAGGCGTTCCGGCTGGGGCTGGCGGGATGATGCTGCCCTGGTCGGAAATGATGCGGTCAGCGCTGGCGGCGGGAATTCGCCCGGCGGATTTCTGGCGGTTGTCGCTGAAAGAGTGGCGATGGCTGGCGGCGCGGGGAGCGGGCCTGAAGGCTGGGCGCCTCTCGGAATTGATGGCGGGGTTTCCGGATGAGAGTTCGGTGGATCCCTACCGGTCCCCGGGCGATTGCGAGGCAATCGCCGATCCCCCTCTAACTCCCCCTTTGCAAGGGGGAGAACGGCCCCTCAAGTAAGGCGGCTGCTGTCGGCGTTCCTCCCCCTGCAAGGGGGAGGACAGGTGGGGGTCTGAGCGGAAGAAAGGCAAGTGATGAACGATTTGGAAAGTGACCTGAATGCCGCCGGCGACGCGCTGCGCAGCCTGGCGGAGGGGCCGGGCGTGCAGGCGGCCGAGGCGCTGGAGGCGGCGTTCGGAAAGACGGGCCAGAGCATCGAGACGGCGCTGGGCCGGGCCGCGCGGTCCGGTGAGCTGGACTTTGAACGCATGGCCGAAAGTATCCTGAAGGATCTTGCCCGTGTGGCGGCCGAAAGTGTCGTGGCGATGGCGGGCATTGGCTCCAGCGCGCAACAGGCGGTGACGCTGAACATGAATTATGCGCCGGGAGCGGAACAATCCGGGCAGGGCAGCGAGGCGGCGCTGAGCGCGCTACTGGCGCGGATCGTGGCGGGCGGAGGACGGTTCCTGTGAGTTTGTCGAATTTCCATGAGGTGAGCTTTCCCGTGCCGCTGGCGCTGGCGGCGACAGGCGGGCCGGAGCGGCGCACGGAAGTGGTGACGCTGGCGAGCGGCGCGGAGGTGCGCAATGCGGTCTGGGCGGGATCGCGGCGGCGCTGGGATGTCGGCAGCGCGGCGCTGAAGCTGGACGCGCTGCAGGCCCTGGTCGACTTTTTCGAGGCGCGGGGCGGGCGGCTCTGCGGGTTCAGGTTTCGGGATGCGCTGGATGACCGGTCCTGTGCGGCAGGTGGGCTGCCATCGGCGAGCGACCAGATGATCGGGACGGGCGACGGGTCGGAGACGCGTTTCCAACTGGTCAAGGCCTATGGCGATCATGAGCGGCGGATCCTGAAGCCAGTGGCGGGCAGCGTACTGGTGGCGGTGGACGGCGTTTCGGCAGAGTTCTCGGTGGACGAGACGACGGGCCTGGTCACGCTGGACAGCGCGCCGGCCTCCGGGGCGGCGGTGACGGCGGGCTACCGGTTCGACTGTCCGGTGCGGTTCGACACTGACCGGCTGGATGTCACGCTGGAAGGCTTTGGCGCGGGCAAGGCGCTGCGCGTCCCGCTGGTGGAACTGATCGGATAGGCGCAATGCGGATCATCGGACAGGAGTTTGCAGAGCGGCTGGCCAGCGGGGCATTGACCACCTGCCTGTGCTGGCGGCTGGAGCGGCCCGACGGATATGTGCTGGCGGTGACCGAACATGACCGGGCGCTGGAGGTGGACGGCACACTCTATCAGGCCGGCGCGGCGCTCGAGGGGGCGAGCTTTGCGCAATCGGCTGATCTGAAGCCGGGCCATGCTGCCGCCGGCGGCGCGCTGGCACATGAGGCAATCACCGAAACGGATCTCGCGGCCGGCCTGTGGGATGGCGCGCGGGTGGAGGTGATCCGGGCAGACTGGCAGCGGCCGGATCTGTTCGTGACGGTGTGGTGCGGATGGCTGAGCGAGGTGACGCGCGGCGAGACCGGGTTCGAGGCGCAGCTGGTGAGCCGGAAGGCGGAGTTCGAGCGCCCGCTGGGCCGGGTCTATGCGCGCCAGTGCGACGCCGTGCTGGGCGATGCACGCTGCGGCGTGGATGTGGATGCGTTTCCGGGGGCGAGCTGTGACCACCGGTTCGAGACGTGTTCGGAGGTTTTCGGAAATGGGGAGAATTTCCGGGGCTTTCCACATCTGCCGGGAGCGGACTTCGTACTGCTGGGCCCGGCGGCGAGCGGTAATGACGGAGGCAGGCGATGA